AAGTAATCATATACATTGGGTGCATAATTAGATAAAGCTTCACCTTTATTTTTTATAAAGTCAAAGTTTACTTTTGCAAGTGGCATGAGAGATTCTTTTATTTTAATATCACAATTCTTATCAAAGCGATCTAGGTATAACTGTTGTTGCGCCCATTGATAATCTAAAAACATATTACGACCAGTGTAACCTCTTGGAGATCTATATTCTTGCCAGTTCTTTATGGCATCTTCTGTGTTGTTCCCCCATTTTTTCCACATAGGAGAGTCTTTTCTTTTCGACAAAGTAAAATGATAACTAATAAAATCTGAGATTTGTTTTTCTAATTTTTGCTGTTGTCTACTGTAGCTTTTTTTAGCTATCTCTGGTATATCTTTATGTTTATACTTCTCCAGTACCTGATCAAGAATCTGAATACAACTTTGTGCTACGTAAATACTGTTGGCTTCCATGGGATCTACAAACCCTTGACTCATACCCACACCAACAACATTATTTATCCATGCATCTTCATACCAACCTGATTCCCACTGAATCAATCTTGGGTCTTTTACAAAGTCGTAACCATCCCAATACTTAATAAACCTTTCTCTAGCTGAATCGGGATCTTCGGAGTTTTTATCAAAAATATAACCAGATCCCATTCGACTGTATAACGGAATAATAAAATTCCAACCATTCTTTTGAGCATAACTTTGTGTGTACGGCTTCATTTCATTGTAAGGATCTTTATATTTTATAGGAGCAACTATCGCAGATTGCGTAGGTAGATGGGTTAACTGCTTCCACTTAGTAGGCATTTGTTTCATTAGCAATCTGTGAAACCCAGTACAGTCAACAAAAATGTCACCTTCAATATTACTGCCATCTTTTAAATCTAATGAAACCACATCACCATTGTCAGATTTGTTTACATTCTGAACATAGCCTTTTATCCATTTAACACCAAGAGGGGAAGCAACCTGTTCTCTTACAATAATAGGAAATCTTTCAGCATCAACGTGCCAAGCATAAGTTTTTAAATCACCTAAAAGTAAATCGTTATCCATATCATATGGCGATTTATTTTTCATGGCTAGGTAATATTGATCAGAAGTGTATTCAGCAACATCTTCTACTGAAATCTTACCTTCTCTGACTAGCTGTAAGGCATAGTCATAGCTTTTATTATCAATACCATAACTACCATCATTATCGTATAAGTAATCTTCTTCTATTATTTTGTTTTGAAAAGATTTCTTAAACACACCATCTCTATGTGTTATAGAGAAGTGATAAAATTGTTGTTCGGATTTAGGTGCATTCCAATGATCAGTGACATGATTCTTAGGAGTCTCACTATTCCAACCAACAAAATGATTACCTAACTTGTAAACGGATCTAGTTCCTTTCATCCATTTATTTTCATCGACTTCTAACCAACGTAACATATCCCCAAGATGAGGGATAGTGCTTTCTCCAACACCTAAAATAGGTACATCAGGAGACTCTACTAAAGTAATTTTAAGATCGTTTTTACTATGTCTTTTTGCTAGTAATGATGCAGTAAACCATCCAGTAACTCCACCGCCTAAGATTACTAAGTTTCTCATACGTCTTCCTTAAACCAAGTTATTAGAACGAGCCTTCTTCCTGAGAATACTTCTTCAACCCCATGATACATTTCTCCACCATACATCAAACTATCTCCATTTTCTAGTGGCCCGGGTATCATTTTATGATAGTCTAAACTCTGTTTAGTTTTTGCAAAGTAGGCTTCACCACCTACCAAATCCTGACTTAAATCTATCATAGTAATAACTGAACAGTCTGATGCGTCAGGATTATCGGTATGTCCTTTCGCCCAAGAACCTTCTACGTAGTCACAAAGAAAAGCGTTTCTACAAGATGAGAGTTTCATTCTCGTAGTAGTCTCTGCGGCAAGTTGAACCCTATCTACCATTTCTGCTTGTATAGGATCTTCGTAATCTATGTTGTTTTGCCAAACTTTACGAAGATTATAGTTTTTTTCGTGGTATGTTTTATCCTCTTCAAAATAGTCTATAAGATATGTTCTAGCTGACTGTGATAAAACATCTGTAGCCCATCCTAAATTATTATGTTCTATCATTTAAACCTCACTTGAGACATTATCTCTGTCATCGATGCAACTATATTTAGCTCGTGATCAGCAACGAATGCGTCCTTATATTGATAGTCTGCGAGAATAAGAATAAGTTGTGGGATGCTTTGAGGCTCGACATATTCGCTAACGTTGTCATACAATGCCCTAAAGATTGCATTGGTATCCATGTCCATGTTGTCTACAACCCAACGCCGCATAGCCTTAAAGTTTTTATCTTTAAGTGAAGAGACTAGACCTGATATATCATTTCCACTAGTACTTGATACAGCATTAATGTTACCGCTACCGCCTATGGATAATCTCTGTGCTTCGTTGAGAACTCTACGCCAATCAGGAGCGTGTTTCATAACTAGATCTATAGAAGCCTTCTGATCGACCTTAACACCTTCTTCTGATAGTATGTTTAAGAACCTCTTGTGAAACTGTGCCGCAAGTTGAGCAAGACCTTTCTTGGTTGTATTGAACTCATACACACCACAGCGTGAGTGGAGTGGTTCTATGATACGATTCTTAAAGTTACAAGTAAGTATAAACCTACAGTTATTACTGAACTCTTCGATAAAAGCACGTAAGGCTGGTTGAGTTGATTGTGGGTTGAGATAGTCGGCTTCATCTAGAATGACAACCTTGTAGCCACCTTGTAATGATATAGAAGATGCAAACTGCTTGATCTTACCACGTAGGGTATCAATGTTACCTTCTTCAGATCCGTTGATTAGAATGTAGTCAAGGTCAAGTTCATTACATAAGGCTTTGGCTACAGTGGTCTTACCAAGTCCAGCCGTTCCAGTAAAAAGCATATTGGGAAGTTCTTTGGTAGATACGACTGCTTTGAAGGTATCCTTTAATTCCTTTGGTAGTATACAGTCACCAATAGTCTGTGGGCGATACTTTTCTACCCATAAAAATTCATTCATCTTACTACCCCATCAAATCCATAATATTATTATACACTACTTCGTAAGGTTCGTCAACTATTGACAACTTAAAAAGTATCCTATCTTCACTGCCATTCCATACACCATGAGGTAAACTGGTATTCAGTAATGCTGTTTTATATTCGTACGTATTACCAGACTGCTCAAAACTAACTGGAGCGGGTTTACCTGATAAGATAAAGTTTATTCCACAAGTAAGATCAGGGTCAACATGATAAGGTAAAACAGTATTAGCCTTAAGAAAAAAAAATCTAGGTTTAGCTTTTACACCAAACAAGTCCATCAATGTCTGAGGATATTCTTCAAGCTCTACTTTAGATACTTTGAAGACATCTCTATCTTCCTCAGAAGATTTGCTTTTGGTTACTCTTTTTAACGTTTCAGCATCATAATCTTTACCCCAACTTCTTGCCTTTGATTTGTATTTTTCATGCCATAGTCTTAAAAGTTTAGCACGATCAAAATTTAAATTAAAGGCAAGAAATTCTTTGTTCATTAATCAGAGTCTGCCGCCGCATCTTGCTGATACGTCTCAGCCATCTGAATGAGTTGCACTGACTGATCACGTAGTTGACCTAGTGTGGATAACTCTTCACCCTTAACGGCACCACGTTGGACCATAGTATCAATCACTGCTACAGTTGAACGGCATACTCGACTTGCCATATCGTATACTGGAGCATGAGATTCATGCGCCAACTTCACTTCGTCTTCTTGTTTAGCCATTTTTTATTCTCCGTAAGTTGATGACTTTTCTAATGCAACCCAATACTTTAGGGTTGCGTCTGAGTTACTAAACTCAGAAATAAGTTTTGATGATATTTTAACCTTGTAATCGTCAGAGACCATCTTAAGATTGTTGATATTTATAACGAATTTAAATACGTCTTTGTTGTATCCCCCATCTACTACTACTGCATAAGTGTTAGCAGTGCTATTCTCAGGATCATTCACTGATAACTTGATAGCACCATCGTCTGCTTCAATAACCATCTGTCCATGCCCAAAGATACTTGCCGCACGTTTTAGACCATTGAGTGTATTCATATCCAAGTCAAACCAGACATCTGCCTCTGGCATTTCGATTGGTTTAGTAGGACTTGTCAACATCTCTGTATCAGCATAATAATACTTAATAAGTTCTCTACCAGACTGACCATTGATATTCATGAAGTTATCTTCAAACCTAACGCTAGGAGTATCAACTAGTCCTAGCATATTTAGAAACTCAGATAGATCGTAAATACCTACAACATCATCAAAGGTTTCTTTTACTTGTGCTTCCGCTAAGATGTTCTTAGCTTCAGATATAGTCATTATCTTATTCCCCGGCCTAATGACTATGTTAGCATTAATGTTTGAGAAGTTCTTTAGCACATTCACTGTTTCTGCACTGATTTCCATTATAAAATTTCCTTTTTCACTATTGGTAGGCTTGCGGCCTCTAATAAACTTTCAGACGAGCAATCAAATTGAAGTCTGTAATATTCATTGGACATATAGTCCATCCACTTTCCTTCTGATCTCATCGATTCACATTCTGTTTGAGTCATGGGATAGTTTAAGACATACTGATTGCCAATATATAGCCACTCATTCATTTCTGTCTTGCCCCACATACTTATGACCAAGAAAAACATTTCCATTATTTTATCCTACTAAAGTTTTTGTCTTTGTATATTTCTATTTTATTCTCGAACCTATTCTCCATCATCTCACCTTTATGTGATATGACAAATACATTGGTATCGTTGTCTAAACTATATATGATTTTCATAAGATTGTCAACCCCTTCATGATCTAAAGAAGAATCAAATGTCTCATCAAGTATAAGTAGATTAGTAGCAACACTATTCTTCATCTTGGCTATGTGCCGCCATGTAAATAGTAATGATAGATCTATACGTGACTTCTCACCTTCTGAGAATGATTGATATGAAAAGTTATCTCTATGTCTAGATCTAATAGTTTCTTGAAATGATTCGTCTAGGTTAAATGACACAAAGAAGTCTAGTGTCTGTAAATACCTATTGACAAGCATATTAATAACTGGTAAGTATTCTTTCACAATCTTAGTCTTGATGCCAGTGTCTTTAAGCATTTCACCTATAACAATATTATAATTGGATTGCTCATTTAATATTAGTTTCTCTTCCACCAAAGAATCACGATTGTCTGAAAGAGTGGTAAGCTCACCATTCGCTTCGTCCATATCTATGTTGTGATCAAGTTTACCTATCTCTTTTTGAGTGCGATCAATAGAAGATTGAAACTGTGATATAGATTGGTTGTTTACTGCTAGTTCATTCTGTTTCTGTCTACAAGTTTCTATTATTTGAGCGGCAGATACTAATGCTGATTGGGCTGATAATAGTTCTTCGTCAGCCTTACTAGATGCAGTCTGAAGTTCTTTGGCTCTTTCCTTACCTTTAAACACATGATCTTTTTTAGTATCTTCTGTGATAGGTTGAGTGCAAGTAGGACATATATCATTAGTCTCAAAGAACTGTACTTCTTTCACAAGCTTCTTTATTTCTGTGCCAAACTTAGTCTTATACTTCTCAAGAGATTTTATTTCACCTTCACGTTTTGCTTTCTCTTCATCAGCAAAAGGAAGATACTGTTGAATGCTATCACTTAGTTCAGTATTCTTTCCGTTGAGAGTTTTGATTTCATTCTGGCAATCTGCAATGAGTTCGAGTTTCGCTTCTTTCTGTTCTTTGTTGATTGATTTAATATCTTTAATATACTTTTTCTGCGCCTCAAGTTGCGTCTGATTAACAGTGCTTTGATGGGCAACATCTTTCATCTGATCCTTTAGTGTGCTATGTTTTGTTTTCAGTAAACCATTCATCTTTGAGAATACATTAATGTCCAGAAGATCCTCAATAACATCTCTACGATTAGGTGATGAGAGTTGCATAAAAGGAATGAATGAAGACGATCCCAACACTACAATCTGGTGAAAGCTTTTATGATTAAGCTTCAAGATGTTTTGCTCAAGGATCTTCTGGTAGTCTTTTGCATGAGAAGACTGATCTATAAGTTCTCCATTATGCATTATCTCAAATATATTAGGCTTTATACCTCTACGAATAAGGTAATCAGAACCATGCACAGTAAACTCTACTTCAACCATACTATCCTTATTGTTTATAGAATTGACTAGTTGAGGTTTAGATATGTTACGATGAGCCTTGCCGAATAGGGCAAACGACAACGCATCAAGCATTGTAGATTTACCAGCCCCATTATGGCCTATAACTAACGTAGATTTGTGGGCTGTAAAATCAACCTTAGTAAAGTTATTACCCGTACTAAGGAAGTTCTTCCATGCCAAAGTTTTAAATATAATCATTTATGCTATCTCTAAAGACTGTGCCTCTATCATGAGCGAAGACATTTCTTGTTTGATTCGGTCTTTATCCAAATCAGTGTCTACTGCATCTACATAAGTATACAACAATTCTGAAGTATCTTCAACCGAAATATCATCATCTTTGACATTTTTTCCAATAAATTCATCAAAGTTCTCAGCAATCTTTAGTTCTAGAATCTTACAAGACTGAACCTTATCGACAAACCTGTCAAACTCATATGGATTAGACTTATTAATAACAACTATCTTTACAAACTTGTTATCTACCTGATCTAGATTATATTCCAGATAGTTATCCCTGCTATCGTCATAACGAATGCGATGAAATAAAGTATGAGGATTTCGAATAGCTTGAAGATCACGGGTCTTCGTATCCAAGACATGAAAGAATTTATTATCGTGTGCATCATTCCAGAAGAACTCCATTTGTGATCCAAGGTACTTGATATTACCTTGTGCTGACTTAGTGTGAAAATGTCCTGATAGGACTTGTTCGAATCTCTGGAAGACCTTACGATCAAGACCACCATCAAACTTTATGCCCTTCATCATTTCATAGCCATTGATCTCAAAGTGACCAGCAAGCCAATCACACTTTGCAGACTCTAAAAACTTCAAAGTTGTCTCTTCATTCTCATCATCAATCCAAGGAACTAATCCTAAACTAAAGCCATCGTATTCCATCACAGTGGGTTCATGGATAATATTGATCTCATTCATGTAGTGACCAAGAAGTTCCTTCAGAGAGTTTAACTCACCAGTATTTTTGTAGAAGGTGTCGTGGTTTCCCCTGATAATGTCCATAGTGATTCCAAGTTCTCGAAGAGGTTGGAGAAAATGTTTTCTATTACAGTTAAGTGCTCTAAAATTAATGTATTTCCTATTATCGTAATAATCGCCCAAGTGAACAATATGATTAATGTTGTTTTCCACAAGATACGGAAAAAAGGTATCAGTATAGAATTTATCAGCATTGGCAATAAACAAATCGCTACTATTACGTATGCCACAGTGAGTATCATTTAATATCGCAATCTTCATAAAAAGCCACTCAAGTCGGAATCAACAGAAACATTTTTCTTGAGCCGCTTGGTAGCCTTCTTTTCTTCTTTAGCAAATATTTTAAATTCATCATCTTTCTCTTTCACTTTATCAATACGTCCTTTTAACGTGTTTATAAACGCACCAGCAACATGAGTTCCAGTGTCGTTATTGCTCATAATATATTCTTCTATACCAGAAGATGCCATATACTTTAACTTAACATCTTGCTGTTTCTTTTCCTTGGCTATGCGTCTTAGAAATGCATACCAAGATATTTGTGTGAAGTAAGCAAACGCATTAGGGTTACCAGTGCGAGTAGCCGCTTCAATATTATAATTCTCAATGGCTTTAAGACAGTTCTCTACAGCATCCATAACCATCTCTTCACGATAGGTATACCGAATGAAGTTAGACTTGTGCGATAATCCTTCGCATATTTTTAGGAAGCAACTAGCTATGTAATCAGGTACAATAGGTAACGCAATTTCAGTTTTTTTAGCTTCCGCTAGTTCAGTACAATATACTACAACAGCCTGAGAGAACTCTTTGTTGTTCACATAATGAATACTTTTTCGCTTAGTTCGTGCCATTATAAATCCTTCAATTCATTAGAGTATAGCATATATTTTTATTAGCGTCAAGTGTAAAAAAAGACTTGACGAATCACCAAAAGGTGTATATAATTAAAGAGTAGGCTTTGAGGAGTAGAGAATACCCTAGTCTATTGCTTTGATGTGTTTGATATATTCTGTCATGGAATGATCACTAAAGTTATCAACTTTACCTTTTTTCAAACCCATCCACATACCATTCAACTTATCTTTAACTCTTTGCCATTTGGTCAGACTAACATACTTACCATATGCATTTATATAGTGTTGTGTTCCATGGTGAACATATCCCATCAACCGTAGAGGAACTGTAGTGACGATATCATTATTATTCTTCCACCTATGATGGACTACAGATAAACTTTTAACATACCTTCTCCAACCTACACGAGGAGATCCGTATGTGTATAGTTCTTGAGGGTTAGGAACCTTATCATTGAAATGACACCTACTTGCCATAATAGTAGCCATCGCCGCTCCTAAAGAATGACCACAGAACCAAAGTTCTCTTTTACCCTTTAAGCCCATTATGTCAGCCATAACTCTAGGCCACAGCATATCCACTTCATCCTTAAAGCCTCTGTGAACTCTACTAAGAGTTTCTGCTATCACTGGCATTGCTTTTAGATCAGCACTGATATCATTGAACTCTGTAGGTTGTGTACCACGACAAGCAATAACCAGATCAGTCTTATTACCAAACCTATATGCCTGTGCTCCATCCTTATCATAAAATTCTACAGTTGTAAAACCTAACTTCTTCGCTTCAGTTTTAACTTTGCTTGGTTTGTTGTAAGATATGCTTGCAAGCTTTGCGAATAGGAGAGATCTCTCTTTGAAATTTAGTTTTTGTATGCTCATGTCATTTCCTTCAATGCATTTTGTTTCTGGGAGTTGGGAATGATAGCACATTAGGACTATCTGAATCGTGATATAATTCCATACCATCACGCATCTCTTTTAGTTTTTCAACATACTCACCCACTTTTTCTATTAGTTCTTCTTCTGATAGTTCGTTATTATCTATTGCTTCTTTATAATTTTTTACCATTATAAGATCTGGATTGGCTTCTCCAACAAGATGATTACCCTCTAAAGAGATAAACATATCACCACCTTCTTGCAAAGCCATCCAAGGTCTAAAGGTATAATACCTATTACCGTTTTTATCAAAGGTAGTTCTTAGTTGTAAGACCCTACGAACAACTAGTCCACTGAAATCATCAGTAGGCCATTCTAGAACTTCGCAGATTATTTCATCTCCGCTAACTAACTTGAATTGTTTTATTTCATTCATTATATATCTACCTTGACAATTTTATATTTGAACTGTTCTTTTTCATATATCTTCACTCTTTCTGCGGAGTGTAGTAGTGTGTAATTTTTTTGAGCCTTCCAATGTAGATCATCTGCTACATCAAATAACCTAGTCGTTCTTCCATCATCAGACTGTCTTAGTCCACGTCCAATACTCTGTAGCACTCTTATCTGCGATTTACTTGGTGAAGCAAATATTATATTATGCAGATTGCGAATGTTAATACCAGTGCTGAAAGTTCCCAATGATGCAACAATTATCGAATCCTTTTGTTTTTCTACGATCTTCCTTATGGCTTCCCTGTCATTAGTCTTCACGTCACCACTAACAAAAAATACTTTTCTATTAGAATCAATCTTATCACGCATCATCTCAAAGAGTGGTTTTCCATGATCTGCCACACGATTGTATAATACAAGAGTGTTTCCTTCACAAGATAAAGCCAGATTAGTGATAAGCTTATTACGAGAAGGGTTTCCAATGATGAAGTCAATTTCTTCCTGATATGTTTTTTTACCAAAGTTTTTCCTGACTTCTTTTGAATAATTTAATAGAAGCACCTTTATAGTTAAATCAGCAAGTGTGCTATCGTCTTGCAATGCTTTAGTCGTAGTAACCTTATACACTGGTCCGAATAGACCTTCTAGTACAAGTTTGTGTGTCAGTGTGCCATCAAGAGTTCCCGTAGTGCCAAATCTATATTTTGCTTCAGTCGCTTTATTCATAATAGATGATAGCGACTTAGATTTAAACCCGTGGCACTCATCACCGATAACCATTCCAAACTGTTCAAACCACTTCTTAGGGTATTTATATATGCTCTGCCAAGTAGATATTATGATAGCCTTATCAGTATTCTTATCTTTCCCTGAGTATATTCTGTGCATACCATCTTCAGACATACCATAGTCTACAAAGTCTTGGTGCATTTGTTCTACTAAAGATGTTGTTGGAACGATGATAAGAACTCTTCCACCCTTTGGATATGATAACCCATTAGACAAATGATATAACCAATACTTTGCTAGGATGTATATTATAAAAGACTTACCAGAACCTGTTGGTGACAAAAGTATGCCTCTACTGCGCTCTAAAGCCTTTAGAACGGCATCATACTGGTATTCTCTGGGCATGAAGGGTAAGTTATCATTTTCGAGGTAATGATTTAAATCAGTGATCTTATCTTTAACTAGAGGGAAACCATACTTAGTTTCTTCTGTATCTAAAGTATAACCACGCTCTTGACAAAACTTTATTAGATACACATAAAGTCCAGCATTCAATTCGCCTGTCATACGGTTGAATAACTTTATCTTGCCATCCCATATCTTATTCTTATAGGCTGGCATAAACTTGTATCCCGGAACGTAAAAAGAAAAGTAATCAGATAGTTCATATGCAAAGCCACCTTCGCAATCAACATACATCATACTATAGTCTTTTAACTTAACGGTTATGTCAGCCATTTTCTTTTAGTTCTCTATACTGTTCACGTACACTCATAAACTCTTTTAGGTAATCGTGTGTGTTAACAGTGAAGATCTGTGGGTGATCGTGGTCTACAGCAATCATAATAACACCCTGCTTGATAGGAACACCTGTTCGCTCATAGAAAGCCGCCGCATAAAAAGATGCTTGGATAAAATAGTTAGTGACCCACTCTATCTTTTTAGGCTTACGTGATGTTTTGAAATCTATTACAGATAGTTCTCCATTGTATTCAGCAATACAATCTACTTGTCCAGCACACTTAAGTCTGTCACTATAAAGGTATTCTTCTTGAAACCAAACGTTGTCTACTCTGTCATCCATTATATCTTTGAGATGACTAAAGGTGAATAGGTTATTGGGCATAGCATCCTTATCCCAATCATCTACATTGTCCAGATAATCTTCTGCTAACTTGTGGACAGAAGTTCCTCTGGTAGCCGCTTGAAGAGAGATCTTATTGGCTTCTTCAGCACCAACTCTCTTGCGCCATGCTATGATACTATCTTTACTGAGGATACTAAGAACTGTTGTTATAGAAGGATACGCATTGCCTTCTGGAGTGAAATACTTACGCCCACCCTTACTTGTCTTCCTAGTCATTTTTGGTAAACTAATACCGTGATCTACATGATTAAACATTATCCACCCGCTTCAAATACTTTCCATTTTATAATATTACCAATAGTTTGATGCCGCCACTTAAGAGCATCTACTATGTCTGTGGTTGTATTTATAAGGGTCTTTAAGTACTCTATTTTCATCTCAGACTCTTGGATCTCAATATCAGAGTCGTAGTAATAGTTCATATCGCCCTTAAGGATCTTAAGACCGTTGAGAGGATCATAGTCCCAGCCACGGGCTTCTATTTCTTCTTGGTCCATCTTACCATTATAGTATAGCCACTTGTTCTTAAGTAAAATCTTTTGATCCATCTCTGTCTTCTTAAGACGCAACTTAGCATTCGCCAAGACTTCAAGATACTTGGCATGATGCTTTGGAGTTGAGCGAGAGGTCTCTGCTAAATCATTTCTAGGGATTTGACAATCTTCTTGCCAAGCCGCAATGACTTCTTCTAATGTTTTCATAATATACTTTCGTTTGTTACTTCAGTTCAAAATAAGAAAATCTAAATGATGCTGGGAATGTTATGAAAGATACGTCACCTGATGTAGATTCTAATGTCATGTCACCAAGACTTGTCGGGATACAATCAATGTATCTGATCTGTCTAACCTTGTTATTATTACTACTTAGAATGTTTAAAGTAATATCAGCATATGTAGGTGGCTTAGAGGATGTCCTATACAAAGGTGTGTTATCTTGTAGTTCTATAGTTCTCTCCAACCATTTATACATCTCTGTATAAGCATTAAGATTTTCGTCAACTATTATCATAGCAGTTAATTCACCAAATGTCAACTTATCTCCAGCAAAAGGTATAGAAGAAATTCTCTTATATGGGACTTCTACGGGGTTAGATGACAACGATGGATGCATAACAGTCTGACAAAAGAACTCTAGGTTCTGAAAATGCTTGTGATCAATAGTAAGTTTAAAAGCATTTGGTTGCAAGTAGTTAACATTATTCAACGCTGAAGCTGATGTTGTGGTATCTACCGCTAATGTTGGATTTAATGTAGGCATAAGTTGTTCCTAAAAAACTCTGTATAACTGTATTTATACCCTTGACACAGGCTCTTTTATATGTTAATAATAGTATGTAAGCAATAGAAAAGGCGAATCATATGACACAGTTTGTGAAATCTAAGTTTAGTTATCACGGTGGTTACTTAATGTATAGAGGTGATTATGAGGGCAGACCAGTATATCCTGATGACATCCACGTCCACCCTACTATGGTTGGACGTGGTGCTGATCTGTTTATCGCACGTTTCAAGCATAGGGGTGCTCCTGTCACTAAGTCACAGTTTATGAAAGAACTTTGTGAGTCTTTTACTGTTGAAGAGTATGCAGTTGCTACTTCTGACAAAAGTAATTTAGGCTCTTCTCCTATTAATGTTCTGAAGGATAATAACCCTGAGTGGTATGAGAACATTATGAGCAAATGGTTAATGAAACAGGCCGCATAAAAAAAGCGCACCATCAGGCCAGACGATGCGCTAGTTGCG